CGTTCCTAAAGGAAAACGAAGACAGGAATAGTTACTACAAGGTTCTAAACGACAAGGCAGACGCTAACGCCGCGCTTGCTGAATCTCGTCGTGATCTAGCAGCACTCTCTAGGCAGATCGAAAAGATGCCTACTCGCTCCGGTGCTAATGCCCTTATCGACAGTCGTGTTGAATCCATGCGTGACGCTATGGAGCAAAAATACCTTGACCTTAAAGCAGCTCACGAAAAACTTAACGAACTTGTTAGGCAACAACAGAGTATTAAAGAAAACGCTGCACGTATTCAGAACAAGCGTATTGACCAGGTTACTCGTTCGACGGTTAAAGAAGAAGCTAGAAGCGTTGCTAAACTTGACAAGGAATCAAAGCGACTTTACAAGAAAGCAAAGAGCAGCATTGGCAAGCGCACCCAGGTCTTCCGTGACGTGTTTGATCAATCACTTAATGGTCTTGTTACCCAGGCGGGAGAAAACGCTTTTACTAATGAGGAAGCCATTAATTCTCTGTTGGATCGCTTAACCCAAGTTGGTAAATCTCAGATTAGAAAACTTGACCCTGACACACGTGCACGAATCCGTCGTAATGACCAGTACATTGAAGACAAAAGGTACGCTTCGCGACTTCCACACGATCCTGAAGATCACTGGGCTTTCCTTAACGCTTACTCGTCTCTCTTTAGCGTCACAGGTTTGAGCCACTACGAAGATGCTGCTGGTAAGTACCGTATCCACTCTCACCTTAATAACCAGGTAGTTAGTGGCAACGTAGAACACGCTAAGACTTTGGGTGCTTACTTGAAGAAAGCGGGCAAGGATTACGCACCACAAAACATCTTGGCTGAAGGATTTGACCTGCGCGATCTTCTTCATTCTGCGGCTAGTCCTGATTTGATTATTAAGGTATCAGACGCAGTTCACACTAATGTTCTTGGAAGAATTGTAAACGGTATTACACGTACTAGTGAGTCTCACCTTGAGTACCACAAGGCTATGGAAAGCCTACGTCCACTAATTGAGCGTGGAATCATTGATGACTTTGAAGCCGAAATTTTAGCTGACAAAAAAGCGATGCTTGCTATGAGTAAGTACTTTCACAGTCCTAAAGACAAGACAGTGTTTGAACACAACATGCGTGTTCTTGCTCCGTTCTACTTTGCTAAGAACCAGGCTTGGCGACGTGCGTTCCGTGTTCTTGGTGACGACCCAGGTGCTTTCGAAAAGTACATGAAAATGGCTCTTGCCCTTACTGACTACGTTTCATATGCAAGTCAGAACTCTTCTGTTCCTAACGTACATATTCCTGGATCCGAATTAGCTGGTAACATTGTTGGGAGCCAAGCCCTTAGCCTTACTGGAATGGGCGGTGGTTTCGGTGGCCTAGCTTTCGGACTTTCAATGAGCCCAGGGTCTATTGACTCAGTGACACCATTTGGATCTCAAAAGGGTGGGGAAATGTTGCTTAACATCTTCCGTCCTGCATGGGGCCCATGGGTTACAACAACACTTCGCTACGTGCGAGACAAGTTCTTTGATACTAGCCCTCTAGCAACTAAGTATATTAACGATGTTCTTGGTCCTATTGCTAAAAACGGCAACTTTGGGTCAGACGTATTCCCATCTGGTGTTGGTCGTAGCGCAGTCGAAACTGTCTTAGCTGCGTTAAACATTAAAGACGCGGCTGCTCTTACTTCAACGCAAGATTACATTATTAACAATAACTTTGACAACATTCTTCACGAAGAATACGTACGACTATCTGGTTTAGCGGAAATTAAAAAATCAGTTGCTAGTTCTACGGCTGCTCAAAAAGAATCGTACATTTACAATATTGCTTTAGCCAACGTAGTGGCTAAGTTTAACGATGCTTCTTTTAAGCAAGAGTTTATCGATACAGCACACGCTGAAGCAGTAAACATGTACATTATTAAAACGGCAATAGGACTTGGTGTGCCATTCGCCGTTAGTGTCCAGCAGGAATTTTCTAAGTCTCCTGAGTTTGACAAGATTTTTAATTCAATCAATCCTGACACTGGCCAAAAATACACCCTTACACAGACATACACTGAATTTGCAAAGCTCTACCCGTTTAATCAGTTTGACATGGTTTCACATTCGAGTTACCCATTTATGAAGTACCCGTCTACGGTCGCTGTTGGAAACCTTCTCAAAGAGCACCCAGATCTTGTACGCGAGTTCCCTTACGCAGCAGGGTTTATTGCAGTGGGCGATCAGACACAATCTACAGAGGCTTCAGTGCTCGAAGGATCAATGCACCTTCGTAGCAAGGCGGCTCCAGGCGATTACCTAAAGTCTCTTCTGGTTGCTGCTGGAGATGCGTTCTATTACCAGAACGTTGTTCCTTCACTTATGTATGTTGACCCAGCAGATCCTAGTAAAGGTATTAATAGTCTTTACGCTAAATACAACACAAACGGTGTACCAGTATTAAATTACAAAGGATACACACAAGCACAAAATGAAGTTCTTAATTACGGTAACAAGATCAACCCAACTTGGCTTGCTGACTTCTCTGGTGGAGCGCGAAACAATACTGCTTTCCAATCATATAACCAAATGGTAGAATTGTTAAAGAAACCTAACCTTCCTATTTCTAAATTAGAGAAGGAACGTTGGAACGCTTTAATGAGTTACTACGATACAACTGTTACTCAAATTAATAACTTCTACCAGTATGGCGATACTACAAGTGCCAAGATGTTAATAGATAATTGGAAGGCTTGGTGTGACTCCAACGCCACTAACCCACTCTGGACAAATCAATCATCATTCATGATAAGTGTTGCAAGACGCTTACCAACAATAACTAGATAAAGGATAATAATGGCAACTGAACCAAAGAAAGAAACGGCAAAGCCAGAGGCAGAAGCGAAGCCAATGACGACTGACGATTTCAAGAAGTTAGCTGAAGATTACGCCGTACCAATTAGTGATGGCACAATCGAGAAGATCGTGGGCAAAGGCGAGCCTAACCCTGAAAAGGAAAAGGCTTTTATTGACTACCTAAAGACAACTGCTATTGGTCTTTACCCAACACTGGCAACACAGATCAAGGCGGGTATTCCAACGTCATACCTTCTTGATCCTTACCGTCAAGTTGCTAAGCAAATGCTTGGAGAAGACCATGAGCCTAACTTTGCTACTGACCCAAAGGCTTCCGCTGCGCTGAGTGGTGGATCAGACCCAGAGACAGGTCGACCAGCACCTATGAGTCTCGATGGCTGGAAGCAGCACATTATGTCTCACCCAGGCTTTGAGTGGGGAAAGACACCAGCAGCACATGAGATGGTAGATAACGTATTGCAATCACTAGGAAAAGACTTTGGGCACCAGGCACAACAGCCTGAAGGTATGCCAGCCCAACCAACACCACAAGGAGCGATGTAATGGGAGCGAATGACGTAGGAGTAGGTCCTGGCGGGAGTGTTGTTGTAAACTCAGGAGCTCAAGGTGGTGCCGCTGGAACCCAGTTTATGGGTCAGTTCTTCTGGCCTACGGCTGCTCAGTTGGCTGCTAACGGTTACAACATTAACGCCAAAGATGCCAATACTAAAACATTCTTAGCGACATACGCTGGCAAGCCGATGGCAGGTGTTACTAGCTCTTCTGCTTGGGCACAGCAAATAGCCGCTATTAAAAACCAATTTCCTAATGCGTTTAATGCTATTCAAGCAATAACCGCTAACCCTTACACGCCAAGTGAAAAGGGCTGGTATACATACATGAACCAGGCGTATGTCCAAACCAAGGACGTACGTAATGGTCAGATGGGCCTTATTGATCCGTCTACTATTCCTGGGTCTGGCGTTGCACCAAAGACACCTGTAACCAACACCTATGGTCAGGGGCTATCTAGCGCGACAGCAAGTCAGCAAGTTAACGCCTTTGACAACTTGCAGACTCAACTTACCTCATGGGGACTTCAAGCAGACATTAACGACATTAAGACATTAATCTTCAAACAGGGCGACCACCTTATTAACACTGGCACATTAACAGACATTATTCGTGGCACCGTCAAAACTGGCGATCCTAAAATGGACGCTAAGTTTAAGGCTAATTACGAAGCAGCTTTTCCTGGACTCAACGAGCACAATGCTTCGCTTGGCATCGGATCAGAAAAGATGACTGAAGCCCAGTACCAGCAGTACGTCCAGACAGTCCAGGGTATTGCTCAACAATACGGATTACCGCAAGGCTTTGTTAACAAGCAGGAAATCGCTCAGCTCATTAAAGGCAACGTATCGGCCTCTGAGTTCTCGGACCGTGTTGTGCACCTTTACACCGCAGCAAACAACGCTGACCCAGCGACAAAGCAAATGCTTCAACAATACTACGGACTTAGCACTGGCGATCTTGCGGCACACTTCGCAGACCCTAAGAAGGCTTACCCGCTACTGGAGCGTCAGCTCACGGCTTCGGCTTTGGGTGGTTATGCCAATAACGTCGGTCTTCAAGGTATTTCACAATCCCAGGCAGAGGAACTAGCTAACCGCATTAACCAAGGTGGCGTTTCTTCTTCGGGTGCAAGTATGAACGCTCAATCAATGGCAAGCATGCAACAATCGCTTTTGACAGCGGCCAAGGACACCGTCTTGACTAGGGCCACTCCAGGAGCCGGTGAGCCTACTCTTACTAATACTCAGTTGATCGGATCACAAGTTGGTGGCTTTGCTGGAACCAATCAGGTAGCTGAGCAGACTCAAGTTGCCCGCGCCGAACAAGCCAAGGCCGCCCCCTTTGAAAAGGGTGGTGGATACGCCGAAACCGCTAAGGGCGTTGTCGGCATAGGAAGCGCAAGAACGTAACAAGCGTATCTAAAATGATACAATAGACGTAGGTGTTCTGCCCCGTTTGGCCACGGGTGAGCCGTACCCTATTCCCGCTACTGGGTTGCACAACCAGATAGTGCGTATAGAAGTGCGTATGTATCACAAAATGTATTACAAACAATCCGTTTTGCTTACCCCTAAGCATGACGCGTATCTATGAAGGGCGAATTCAATGAATGATTTTGACGAGTATGAAGAAGAGCAACAGCAGCAACCGCTAGACCCGAACATTCGGAAGCAGTTGCGTGAAGCTGAGAAGGCCCGCAAGGAACTGGAAACAGTACGAGCAGAACTAGAAGCGCAGAAGCGTGAAGTTCAGTTCTCCAAAGCAGGTATCCCAGAGTCAGGTGTTGGTTCTTTGTTTCGCAAGGCTTACGATGGATCTACAGATGCAGATTCAATTCGTAAAGCAGCGGAAGAATACGGTATCTTGCAGTCTCCTGAAAAGGAAGTCGAGCAGATTAACTCAAATGCAGTTGAGTTGGACGCATTACGAAAGGCTCAAGGAGCCACTATTGGTACATCAGGCGCACTGCCAGATCCAGGCCAAGAGTTCCTTAGTCGTATTCAGAGTGCTACCACCCCAGAGGAAGTTCTTGAATTCGTTAAGCAAGCCTCAAGTTCTAATCCAGAACTAGGTTTGTGGACTTCTAGAAGCGCGTTCTAAAGAACACATCTACTAGAAAGGAGTTAGTCAAATGACTGACTCATACACGGGATCTGGCTCCCTAGATTTTAGCCAGCAAGCATATGACCGCATGGCGTACTTCTCACTGCGTCCAGAACTATACTTCGACCAGGCGGCAGACGTTATGCCAACTGCTCAGAGCATGCCTGGATCATCAGTTCAGTTCACCATCGTCAATGACTTGCCAATCGCAACAACAGCACTTGGAGAAAGCACTGACATTACAACAGTGTCTCTATCTGACACAGTTGTAAACCTTACACTTGCAGAATACGGTAACGGTGTACTCACCACAGCCAAGCTCCGCGGAACATCATTCATCGACATTGACCCAGTAGTTGCCAACGTAGTTGGTTACAACGCTGGTGTTTCTCTCGACACGATCGCTCGCGCCGCTTTGGACTCAGGTAACAACGTACAGTACGCTTCAGGTCTTGGTGCTACAACACTACAGTCATCTGTTACAACACGTGCCGGAGTGACATCGACAAACACAATTTCATCACTTGACATTCGTGTTGCCCGTGCTCGTCTCCGCGCTCAGAACGTTCCAACATTTGGTGGAATGTACGTTGGTTACATTCACCCAGACCTAGTTGCAGACCTTCAGGGAGAGTCAATCTCCGGAAGCAACGTACAGGGCTGGCGTGCACCACACGTATACGCTCAGCCAGGTGAAATCTGGACTGGTGAGCTCGGTGCGTACGAAGGTGTACGTTGGATCGAAACACCACGTGCTCCTGTATTCCAGGGTGCCGGTGCTTCATCAGCTAACGTTTACGGAACAATGATTCTTGGTCGTCAGGCACTTGCTAAGGCGCACTCAATCGTTGACGGTAACGGAGCTTACCCACACGTTGTACCAGGTCCAATCACTGACCGTCTACGCCGTTTCGTACCACTTGGTTGGTACTGGCTCGGAGCTTACAAGATTTTCCGTCAGGCTTCGATCATGCGTATCGAATCATCTTCAACTCTTGGTGGAGACATTTCAACTACACCTGGAACTGGAACTGCATTTGAACCAGCAGTAGACCTCGGTGAGTCCGGCTCACCACTTGCTTAATCAGTAAGTAATAGAGAGATAACGATTATGTCATGGCCCCGTCAGTGTGGTGCATGCGGAAGCATGGACATTCAGCCTGGAGCAGAGCACATTCAGTGCCTTGCTTGTGGCCGACTGACGGGTGCCCATGGCGTAGTCGTTCCTCTCGAAGTACAACATTCTAGAGAGAACCCATTATGACAATTCCTACAGGACTTGGCTTAGTACGCGGCATTGAGTCTGCGGATCAGGCTGGAACTTCAATCGGCAACCGTGTTGCCTTCGCAAAAAAGAACGATGCAAAAGCAATCAAGGGCGAAACATCAGATCCTTGTTACTGCGGTTGCTGTGACATGACAGACCCAAGGTGGACATAATGGATAAGTCAGCTACACCATTAGAAACAAAGTTCCTTCGTGGAGAAACAGTTGGAACTGATACTGGTTTCCTTACTCCAGCGATGGGCTACAAGAACCCAGGACCAACACCTGACCTTCGCGGCATAGAGCGCAACACTGCTCGCGGCGTAAAAGAATCAGTTGAGCTAAAGGACATCATTAAATTGGAGTACGCTCCTGCTACCGATGCTCCTGAAGTAATCCCTTTTAAGACCTACGGAGATCTATAATGCCAAGTCGTGACGATGCTGTATACAGCGTAGACGCTAAAAAAGCTGGCTTCACAGTCGACTTTCGCCCAACAACTTTGCTTGAGCAGAGCCTTATGGGTGGCGATCGTGTAAACATGCCAGTTGGAGATGCCACATCAGAACGTCCTGAGTTTGAGACAACTGGTGGAGCTCGTATGGGTGATGCTATTGACGCTATCCGCATCGGGGCCAACGGACGTAAGAAGTAGGGGATTACGTGTCAACGTACACGTTTACTCCCCCACAGGTTTACGATAACCCACCGATCCTTCCGGACTCGGTTGGACCGGCTAAACGTCTTTGGCGTTATTTCTCGAACAGGGCTAGGTATGTCAACGTATTCGCGTTATCAGATGGATCGTTTGTCCAGGATACTGCTACGACTGAAAACTCTAATACAAACATTCCGTACCCGTATAACCCTTATGACCCATCGGCTCCTTACAGTTCTACGGTTTACCATGACTACACGCTTAAAAAACAAGTAGTCGAAGATGTATCACAAAATCCTTGGATAACCAAGGTGTATTTTACGCCAACTCAGGTATCTCAGGCTGAAGCTTCTTCCCTGACTACCGCCGGATACGGAGCATTGATTAAGATAACATGACAGCCACCCCTCATAACGTCGGGCTTCACCCAGATGACTGTTTCGGTTGCAAAGCCGCAACGGTATCTGTTGCTGCTTCTTCAATGCCTACACGCTCAGAAGCCGCTTCGATCGAGAAGAACACTGCCGTTATGCACAAAGACGCTGCTGCTTACAAACGATTACGCAAAGACGGACTACAACCTAAGTCTGTAAAGGGAGCCGCTTCATTAGAAAAGCGAGCAGGATCTAAATGGGAAGTTGAAACTGGTATCAACCTTGGTGGAAATGCCAAGCTCGGTGCACGTTATGACTCAGCACAAGCATCAGTTAACGCAGGAGAAACTCTTTAATGACCACTTACTTACTTTCTGGAGTCGTTTCAGGACCTTCTGGGTTCCTTAACGGTGCTTCTGTTGCAGCGTACGATGAGTCATTATTTACCAGCGCACCAGCCGCCGGTGACGCACCACCAGCCGCAGCTGTTCTAGGCACTAACGCATTTAACACTGACGCTAACGGTCAGGTTGTTCTATCAGGTACCGAGTACGGTGGTAACGGTCAATGGCAGATTCAAGTAGGTAGCAACCACGGTTACTACATTGGAGTTCTTTACCCAGTTGGTTCTACAACTGCCCAGTACTACTGGTCATACGACGATTCACTTATTCAGAGCCGTGGTCTACAGGGATACCAGGGTTTTCAAGGTAACCAAGGTTTCCAAGGATTTAACGGTGTACAAGGTACACAAGGATTCCAGGGAACAACTGGAGCAACAGGCTCACAGGGTACGCAGGGAACACAAGGCCGTCAGGGTTTTCAAGGGGTACAAGGTTCTACTGGTGTGCAAGGCGCAACAGGAGCAACCGGCCCACAGGGTACACAAGGTTC